TCTTCACGCGGCCCATTCAAACAGCACCTTACCTGTGCTTGTCAATACTATTTTTAGAATGAGGGTTCCTTTCTGTTCTTCCATTGCTTTTATATTTTTCTCGACCAGATCTTCCACGTAATATGAAAAGTGTTCAGCCTGAAATTTTACAGGCTTCTCATTGATGGTACCGGTTTCTAAATCGTAGAATGTGATCGTTAATGGAACAAAGTCAATCATAGCGGTAAAGTTAAGTCTTTCTAATCGTTTTATTTTCCTCCAGTTCGGCACTTCGCCATTCACTTTCATATCGCTGGAGTAGGTCCCGGTTTGCCGGATCCGCGTGATCATAAAGGTGAATGATGACGGCCTTCAAATTGTTCCAAAGAATGCGCTGTTTCACTTGGTTGGTGGTAATTAGACCGTACCTGGCCGCCACGTCTCGAAAGGATTTGTTTTGCATAGTAGGGGGATTTCGGTATTAACGTGTCGTCGACAACCAGAATTATCCAGGTGCGTAAATTATATTAACATGCTTCACTACTCGATACCCATTATTGGGTATTTAGTCACTCGCTGAATTGTAGATCGCCGGCTAAATCCTTGTTCGCTTTCAGAAAAAAAACAAGCGTGTTAAAATCAGGGATGTCTATTTCATGATCGGCACCACCGCGCACTTTCAACAGAACGCTTAACTGCACGTTGTAGTGACTCGATTTTGCGATAGCGACCGGATCTGGCTGAGCGTACTCAGCGTAGCCAACCTGCATGGCAATGTTTGAAGCCCATCGCAGATAATTCGTGAAGTTGTTCCAGGAACTAAAAGGCTCAATATAGTCTCGTTCTTCACCAAGATGGTTTCTGTGCGTGTATCAGATAATGATCATGCAAATATTTCGTGGCACCCATGGCTGCTGCATATTGCAAATGTACCAACTGAGTCAGGTACATCACAACCTGTAATGTTTTGTGCCCACGTGCGTCAATTCAATTTTCTGCGTAGCCATTACCACGCCTCCATACGCTTCGACCTGCCGGCTGAAGAACCAGTCTTCCGGTTCCACTTCCGCCATCCACGAACCTTTTTCGAGTGTGATGCGGTCGCTGATCTGGAAAAACAATTTGTCTGACCATGGTCTATCAATGCGGCAGATCATACAACCGGTGTTTACGCGAAGCGATTCCGCTGAAATATTTTGTATGCAGACTTCGGTGATGTGCATTCGCCTGGATTTGAACGGGTCTTCCGTGCCGATCGCCATACTCACCGTTCTGCTTTCGTCCTTAATTGGCACCACGGCACTGAGAAGATCTACATTATTTTCTTCGGCGATATCGATCATCTTATCGAGCCAATTGCTTTCTGGAACAACGTCGCTGTGCAGCATGGCAAACCACCTTAATTGATACTGATCCAGCATATTCAGCGCAGCGCACCACAGCTGATTGCAGTTGTAGGCAAGCAAGCTGCTGCGGTTCACCATTTGTATTATCGTATGTTTCTGCGAAGCTTGACGCAGGCCGGTGGCCGTACCTGATTCAATACGGCCGTCGTGTGTGGGGCATCCTAAAAAGACGTTCATAGTTATTTTTGAGTTTACGATTTTGCGTTCCAGTTTATTTCATGTGAATTCGTAGTAGTCGTTGTCGCCTTTGATGATCGTTTCGAAAGGGAATTTGTCTTTGGGTACCTGCCGGATCTGGCCGATCAGAACTTTTGAACCGGTGAACACCACACGCTTGTCACCTCCCTTTTCGATTTGCAACGTGAGCAACTCCGTACCGGCCTTCTGTTTTGATGGCTCAATCTTGTACTCCAGCACCTGTATCGGCGAGTTGAATAGCTTTTTTACGGAGATTTTATCGCCAGTGAACGATGTGAGCTTTGGCTTAATGCCGAGGTCTTTAAAGCTGTGCATGAGGGGTTAATTTTTTGGTTAGGTGTTTTGCATTACAATGACCCATCCAGCCCAGGTACGAGGTCACAGAAGCATGGTTGGGGTTTCTTGCGAGCTTGCGCGCGAAGTTCTTTTTTATGCCTTTACGGAGGCGGATATGTGAGTGGCGGAACACGTAGCCAACGAAGTCTATGCCACGTGATTCGACCGGAAAGATCTGGTGGTTCTCTTTTACCTCAAGTTTAAGCGTGCCCATGTACTGCCTAATATCATGCAGCATGGCGTGGAGCGAAGGCTTTTCTCCGCTGAGTATTACGATATCATCTGCATAGCGGTAATAGTATCCAACGCCCATCTGTTCCTTTATCCAGTGATCGAAGTATGTGAGGTAGAAATTAGCCAGGTATTGGCTTAGGTAGTTTCCGATCGGGAGCCCAGGAGCGCTGTCGATTATTTCATCGAGCAGCCAAAGCAGATCTCCGTCTTTGAACTTGCGGCGAAGCAGTGACTTCAATACGGCGTGATCTACCGTTGGGTAAAATTTCTTTATGTCAAACTTCAGGCAGTAGCGTGTGCCTTCAGTGTCTTTTAAGTCTCGTTTGAGGTTGGTGAGAAGCTTGTGAATGCCACGCTTCTTAATGCAACTATACGTGTCTGCTGTAAATGTGCTTACGAAAATAGGCTCGAGCACGTTCATGATTGCATGGTGCGTTATTCGATCTGGAAAATAGGGCAAGCGATACACGACGCGTTCTTTCGGTTCGTGCACGTTGAAAATATCGTACTGTGATGTTCGGTATCTTTTTGATAACAGTAAATCGCGCAGTACGAGCAGATTGCTTTCCTGATGCCGGTTGTGGATCATCACACCATATTGATTCGACTTTCCCTTCTGAGCTTTCGCGTCTGCTTGCTGCAGGTTTGCTAGGCTCGCAATTTGTTCGTAGATGTTATCGATTCGTTTCATGCTTTGCTTTTTAAAAAGTCGCGTTCTCGTTTTATGGGTACCAGCGCCTTTCAGTTTTCAATCGTGATTTTTTGCCAAGCGGCAGGGCCTGCAACAGTTATATTTTTACTGCATAGGTGAGAGCTGACGTTCGAATTCGTGTTCCAATTGTCGTCGTCGTTGAACCGAAACCCGGAAGAACCCGCTCAACCATCGCACAGCCGTTAAAACCTTACATTGTGAAATAGTCCTTATACAACGGCGCGAAGGTCTTACCGGCGTGCACTGCGAGCTCGCGCGTTTTGAAGCAAAGGCGAGAGCCGACGTACGAAATCGAGTGCCAATAGGCGTCGTCGTGGAACCGAAACCCGGAAGAACCCGCCATCTCGAAGTATGGATAGTATTTGTATTCGGAATGGTCGCTCCAGTCTGGAGCCCAGCCTTCGTTTAAAGCTTTCGTTATGATTACCATCTGTTGCTGTTGAACTACGTGCACATCGAGACTGAAAACAGAGATGAGTTTACGATAGATGATCACCTCAGCATCTTTTTCACCGAGTTCTTGAATCGCATCGCTTATTGATTTGATGCGCTCCGTAATGTTTTTCGGTTTCGGCTTGAGCTTGATTTCACCCGATTTGAGATCGACCTTGTCGATTTCAAATCCTTCAGGAATTTCGATTTTGAGTGTTTGCATAAAGTCTAAGTATTTGGTTAAGGTGTGTCGTTTTTATCCTCTTTTTAAATTTTCCCCGGAGGGGTATAAAAATGTCATTTTGGGTGGCCTACAAACCTACATTCCTACAAGACCTACACTTCCTACTGTGTTACCTACATGCTTTTTTAATTAAAAACCCATTTTTTGATATTAAAAACCTACTTTGTAGGTTGTAGGAAGTGTAGGTTGCCAATTTTCGCATTTCGTAAAATCAGGGGTTAAAATGGCATGTTATCAGTGGTTATGGGTGGTGGCTCGTCTTTTCGCACCGGTTGTTCTGGGTGATTACTTCTTGCCTCTGCCCGGTCTCGGTAATCAATTACTGTCAGCAGATCCACTCCAAGCGAGTCGTAGTTGAAGATGTAAGCGCTGGTTATGGTTTCGCCGAAACGCTCGCTCGATTTGGGCTAAACGTATGCCGAGCTATCCTGTAGCTTTTGAAGTAGCGTATTCGCGGCCAATCCCTTTGTGCGATACACCCGGTTATGTTCTTCCAGATACAAAAGGTGAATCTCTTTGAACCGGATGCGAACTTCCTTGCCATCGACTTTTATCTCGCGGCCATTCCGGATCAGCCCTTTGTTTAGCAGACTCAGAACAATATCCCAGAACCGCTGCAGTACGGCGCCTGTGTCTCTCTTTTGTGCCTGGCTTGCCAGTGTTCGCAAAAGAAAATCTCTCAATGTTGCGTAGTGGAATGGCCAGTCACGGCCAGCCTCCAGGAGTATTCGGTATATCGCTAACAGAACGGCGTTGTTTTCGATCATCCGATCGGGCACTGCAGGACCTTTGTACTGTTTCTTGAAGTCAATGAACTGTGCTCTGTATTCTTTATCGAAATTGGCGATTACGTTGTCACGATGTTGAAGTAACTGGCCCGTGACCGATGTGATACCCAGACGATTCAACTGCACAAGTTTATCGAACGACTTTACAACTTCATCAGTGCGGACATTGTGGTTATAATCGAGAATAATCAACCGCTGGAGTAACGGATCATCGTCAGGATATTCGTTTCCTGTAATGATTACAGTGCTTTGAAT